TCCAGTTGACATTGTTTGCTCCTAACTAAGGGGTGAACTAACAGAAGGTAAGCAGGTAGGATTTGAACCTACATAAGCTGGGAGGACATATCAGCTACATTTCCTGTCTGTCACTGCTTACTCATTAAAGCTAAGTATTAGCCACAACGTGACAACTTAGCCTTATGGATATGCTTGTGTCGATGCTTCTTGACTTTGCAAATACAGGCAGAACCTGTAGCACATCCGCAAGAGCCTACACAAGCTTTACCCCTACAGACCGCAGCCTCTACAGAATGGCTAAATCCCAAAGTAAGGATTAAAGCCATAATAAGGCAACTGATGAAATTCTTCATGTTTACTACTCCTACTGATTAAGGGGTTTCTAAGATAGCTTGAGCCATCTCTTCCAAAGGACTATTGCAGGCTGTGCTCACTACAGATTCTGCTAGAGCATCAGCCTGAGACTCTGAAATAGGATTTCCATCTTTACGATGCTTACGCTTGATTTGACGGGAAATCTTATTCTTATGATGCTTAGTAGCCTGACCTGCAAAGGCTTTCAACTTGTGAGCGTTAGCCCATGCAGCCTGCTTTTCAGGGGTATCGAATTCAGCAGGAGCAAGGGGACAAGGTTCACTAGGTTCTCCAGAGTATTCCAGGAACTTATGAACCTCTTCACTACACTGCTGCAAGGCATCAGAGAAGGTGTCAGGGGCTTCTACAGAGGCACTAATACTACTGGCGAACTTGCTGAGGGCTGACATACTAGGCTCCTAATGTGTAGCTGTGCCTACTTCTTCGATAGGCTTAATTGTTACTTCACTGCTGGAAGGTCTATCATTGAGGCACGCTATTGATTGTGTGGTCCGGCTGCTTAGAGGTTTCTTGTGGGTCTGGGATGCTGACAGTTGGAGTTCTAAGTTTCTCAAGTGCCTGGGTAAGTACAGAAGGAATAGGAACACCGCTACGACCAACATTTTCAACAATCGAAATCCCTTCAGCGAATGTGTAGAAAACTGCCACAAGCTTGCCCAGAGGAATTCCATTAGCCAGAGGTTCAAGTATTACTCCTACTGCTACCGCAGTTAGTATGATGACTTTTCGACCCATGCCAGCGTAGCCTGTGCTACTGTTTACAGTTCTAGTAATGAAGGCTGCAACTAATCCAGTTACTATATCCAACATCATGAGGAGAAGTAACTGTCCCACAAAGGGATATTGAGCATGGATCCATGATAGCCAGGTCACTATGAAATCCAAATGAGGTTTATCGGGTTCCATTTGATTAGGTTCTAATCCTCATCATGAGGAATTGTGGGTTTCTTTTCTTGTAAAGGCACTCGCTTTAAGTGCTCCAGTGTCTACAGGAACTAGCTGTTGGCTATTACGTTGAATAAGTAGGCCAACTATGTACAAGGCTTGCAGCAATGTCGCTCCCCCTTTCATTGCCTCTACAACTCTCTCAGTGATCTTAGGAGTTAGTTCCCTAGCAGGCTGTTCTAGGAACTTAGCTTGACCTTTAGCCCCCCCTCTACCGTCCCAGTAGTTACCCTTCTTGGGAGGTCTAGGCATTCGGGGTAAACCTCTCCATTTCATCTCTACATTTTCATGGACATGGATTGCGTAGTTTGTAGAGTAGCCTACTATCACAGAGGGTTTGGGATCTTGATCTAAATATTTTTTAGAGAGGTTCTCTAGCTGACTAAGTAGGTTTCCAATCTTTACTACTGAAGCCATATTTAAGATCCTGTTCCAGGCTCAATAACTGCCAATTCCCCCTTATAGCGAGAAAGGGAAGTCTCATATCTGACTTCCCTTCCCTTAATGTCAAAGACTTCTCCTGACTTTTGGACTTCGCACAAGCTAGCATTCTGCTGGTCACTTCCTATGTAATCTACTAACCTACCCTTCCATAAGATACTATTGACCGCTAGTAGCCTGTCAGAAGTGATGTTGGCTACTATTGCTGTAACTTGGGTCTCTGAGCCTCTATTACTTTGACTGAAGTTTTCCCATCTTACATTGATTTCGATAGGGGCTTCAACCTTATTTTGTCCGTAGTTAGTGACTAGGTCAGATACTGCCCAATATACAGCTTTCTGATTCAGCTCCATTTGTTCAATGCCTGGCATATAGCCTCCTATACATCATTGACATTAACTTGGGAGCCAGCGTTAGGATCTTTAGTACCTAACCAGAAACCGCTAACTCTATTCCCCTTAGTAAGAGCATTAAGACAGCCAGAAGTGTCCAAGACTAAAGCCTGCTGTCCATAATAGGTAGACTCCAACTTCATGTCTGATCTACCTTGGAAACTGCCGCTTGCCGACTGGGTTGACTTAGAAGTACTGCCCTGATCAGGTCCACTCATATAGTTATGGGCAGCAATCAAAGCTTCCAACATTTGCAACTCTTCAGAAGATAGGGTTAGTCCTTTAGCTGCGGCACAGGCTGCTACTCTTGTAACCAGTAGATTGGCGGACGTAATGAACATTGTCAGAGAAGGATTATTGAGGGAATCATAGTTCCGCAACAACAATGCCTTAACGTCAGTTTCATTAGTTCTAGCCATCATTAATGCTCCTACCTAGGGGCTAGAACTGCTTATTCTTGAGAGGCTGCTCTAACCTTCTTGAGCACTGCCTCATAGGTCTTAGACTTGCCTAGGTTGATGTTGTTTTCTGCAGCATGTTGCAGGAGTTGATCCATAGTCATAGAGGAGAAAGGATCATCTTCACTGTCAATTGGGATATACTCTTCATTTTCTTCTTCAAGGTCTTCAGACTCTTCAACTTCTTCATGAAGTCTAATAAAGCGAAACTTATCCTCTCCAAACTTCTTAGTGAGGTTAGAGGCTGACCAGAAAGGTCCAGTAGTATTGCTGTGAAGCTTCTGATCTAAGGCTTCAAAGTGTGATCCGATCAGACACTTATAGAACCCGTAAGGCTTGAGAGCTACCTTTTGGGCTTCTTTCTGATTTCTGTGAGCCTTAATCAGTTCGGCTTCTTCTGGTGTAATGTCTAAGATTTGTTGATCTGCCATTATATGCTCCTAACCTTTTCCTGAAGAGAAAGACTGACCGCATTGAGAGTTGTGGGAGTAGGATTTGAACCTACGATTTCTAGGTTATGAGCCTAGCGAGATACCTGGCTTCTCTATCCCACAATAAATACCCCCTCAAGTCAGCAAGGGGGTATCAGGCTTAGACTGCAGTACCGTGGCAAATGCCGCAGTTACCATAGAAGTCAGCACGCAACTGAGGAACCTGGATAGCATAGACCTTGAAGTTCAGTCTCATACCTCCCTGAGATTCCCATTGAACTACAGTGATATCCTGACCGTTGATAGCTCTTGCAACGTCAGGAGTCATCTGAACCAGAACCATAGTGAAGGGGTTCAAGTTATCATATCGGCTAGCTTCATTTTGATAGGTAGGAGCACTACCGAACATGAAGTCCAAACGACGGACACCAGCAATCCCTTCAATCGCTTCAAGGCGTTCACGCAGTGTTTGAGTAGCTACGTTACCGCCCGTCAGGATGTAGTCAGCATCCAGGTAAGTATCCCAATCATTACTGTGATACAGCATGAAGGGGCCAAAGAACTTGTTGTTATACAGTAACTGACGCATAGCCAGTACGTTGTTGATCGTAGTAGCAGCAGTCCAACCGCCAGTAGTAGGGGCTGTTCCTGTATAAGTCAAACGACTAGGGAAGTTAGTATATCCGTAAACCTTAGAGGTTCTGGAATAACTAGAGGCAGTGTTAGTACCGCCGTAAGTGATGCCGGTATTAGTGCCGATAGTGATCTTCTCAATCATTTCAGCAACACGACGGCCAGCAGCCTCACCCATAGTCGTATCAACAGGCATCCCCTTTGCTCTTGACGCCGCCAGGAATCTACTGCTGAAGTAGAAATCACTGTGAGTCATCGGCAAGGGTAGACCTTCCTGTTGGAACAGGGGTTGATCTGTTCTGCCCTTAGTCATACCGTCCATATCGACGATAGCTTCACCAGGATCACTCATGGTTTCATGTTCCAGGATAGTTGTAGCCATCCCGTTAAATCCCCCATAGCTATTTGCAGCAGAAAGATCAGCCCATGCTCGTAATCGATAGCGGGCTGCTCTCAATACCTGCTCA